GGCATACATATCGAACAGGGAATAGGTGTTATAAATGATGCCTTAGATTACAACATAGATGATAAATTAAGTAGCGTGAATCAACCAAAATTATTTATATCAAGTGATTGCAAAAACACAATTGCCTGCATGACTGAGGCTAGTGCTGCGGGTGGTGAAAGAAATGCTTTTAAAGACCCTATCGATTGCCTTAGATATATTATGACAGCAAATCCGATGCACGTTACGGATCAGACATGGGCATCAACTGGAGGGGGATCATACTAGTGACATTCCCTCCACTTTTAAGTTTGGCAGAAGCATCAGCATTAACAGGACTGTCAAAAGAATATTTAACTAAACTGCGGCGTAATGGAGTCTTAAAAACCTACACATTGCAGGGCGGGGATAAAGGTTCCCCCCGTTACAAAATTTTTAGGGACCATTTACTCGAACACACAGGATTAAAAAAATGAAAAACGAATCGGAAGACCATTTGGTCAAGCATAAGGACAAAGCAGATATAGATACTCTTGTTTTTGAATACAGAAGAAGTTTAACAGATGGTCACGCATTAGAACGCATTCAAGATGCTGATGACATCCGTTATGCGAGATGGAACTCGCAAACGGATGATTTTAAAAAACATGCAAGTGCTTACACGGAAGGTTCACAACCATTTCCGTTTGAGGGTGCTGCGGATAATCGTATAAGGCTTGCTGATGAAACTATAAATCAACTTGTAGCTACAATGATGAATGGTTTTCAGAAAGCACAACTCAAAGTTGGTGCAACTGAATCCAGTGACACTGAAGCGGCAGCAAGTATGAACACCTTGATGCGTTGGTTGATAGGGACAAAATTGTATCATGAGATGAGGCGTGAAGCTGAGTTAATGGCTCAATACTCAATGCAATATGGCTGGTCAGCAATGTTTGTTGGATGGGAACAACAACAACAAATGATGCCAATGAAAATCACCTTGGAACAAGTTGTTGAAATGTCACAAGCTGATCCTGCTTTTGCAGATTTTCCAAAATTAATTCTTGATCCAGAACAAGAGTCAGTTGTTACCGACATGTTAATGACTCAAGCTGATCTGAAAAGAAGACCGGCTAAAAAGATTATACGAGAGTTAAGAGAAACAGGGGAAAGTTCAATCCCTGTTGAGTACACAGTTGCCAATAAACCATTGCTTGTTGCTTGTCGTCCTTACGATGAAATAAGTTTTCCACCTGAAACAACTACCCTTCAAAAAGCACGGGTTATATTTCGCAAACAATACATGTCTGAAGTTGAATTACGGAGCATGGTTAATGATGATGATTGGAATGAAGATTGGGTTGAGGAAGCTATAAAAACAACAGGTCGTTCCAGTGACTTTAGTGACATTACAACTTCAGCTTCAGCTTTAAATCCTGACTCGATTGATAGAAGAGATAATTTAGTCGAAGTTGTTTGGGCATACACTAAGCAGTTAAACGATCAGGGGATTCCTGCAATTTATTGCACGGTGTTTACTCCGCTTGTTCAACGTGATGCATTAGGTAAAGAGATGATAGCAAAGCATGAGATGCTTGATTATAACCATTGCCGATATCCGTTTGTTGAATTTAAACGTGAGGTGATTAAAAGAAGAGTAATTGAAAGTCGTCCTATTACTGAAGTGATTGGAAGTTATCAAACATTCTTAAAAAACCAGATTGATTCAATCATGGATAGAACTTCATTTGAAACACTGCCAGCAATTGAAGTTAATAAACGACTTGGCATGATCAACAAGATTGGTCCTGCTGTTCAGCTACCTGTTACCAAGGCTGGTGATTATTCATTTATGAAACCACCGGCTGGAGTTGCTTCTACTGCATTTGAGACAATTGCATTTATTGAAAGAGCAGTAGCCAAATATTTTGGATTACCTCATCCTGACATTGCACCTCAAGTCACAATGATGACTCAGCAATCAATGATGAATAATTGGTTAACAGTTTGGACTGAGATATATCAAATGATGTTCCAGTTAACATTGCAGTATCTTGATGATGAAGACTTAATGAAAATCACAGGGGCACAAGTTCCAATTAACAGGGATAAAGAAATGCCCGACTTCGTATTGAAGTTTGATGTAAGTGATTTGGATCAGGATTATGTCTTAAAGAAAATGGAAATCATTGCACAACAATTGGTGCCATTGGATGTAGGTGGTTCAATCGAGCGAAACAGATTAATTGAAAAACTTGTACGTTCAATTTCACCTGATTTTGCAGATGAGATTTTAACTGACCAGAAGAGTGCAAGCCAACGTATGTACAACGAGGTTAAAGGCGAGCTTGGAGCAATGATGCTTGGTTTTGAACCTAACTACACGGAGAACGACCCAAGTGCAGGCACTAAACTACAATATGCACAAGAAATTAGTGAACGTAATCCAAAAGTGAAAGAAGCGGCAGAAAGTGATGAGCTATTCAGTCAGCTAATTCAGAACTACATGCAAAATTTGCAAATGAGTGTAAGTCAGGAACAGAATGCACAAATCGGTAAAATCGGAGTACAACCAGTAACATGAACCCAGATGATTTAATCACGTTTGGCTTTAAGGGTAAGAGTGCCCTTTACGAAGCCACAATGCGGCACCTAGAAGCTTTTATTGAGTCAGAGGTGTTGGCAGTGCAGGATCGTGATAACATCGGTGAGGGGCGAATTCATACTGCGGGAAGGCTTGCGGGTCTTTCTGACTTTAGGGATCACCTTAATTTTTTAAGGGAGCAATCCCAAAGGAATTAGTCGTTAGGGCATATCAACGGTCATGCCCTAGTCTAAAGCCACGACTAAAACACCCCCTCCCCTTCGGGGGAGGAGGGTGGTTTTTTCATTTCGAGAGTTTAATAGCAAAAGTGACTCTAGCTTTTTTCATTCTTGAATCTGAAATCATCACTCCCTCTGGATTATGGTTGTCAAACATCATTCCGTGATTTTCGACCATCCAATGATTACCTATAGCCATCAAATAACATTCGTTTTCTTTTGGTTTAATCCTGTGCCATTCAAACCACTTAATTAAGGTTTGAGGTTTTTCTGCTATCTTAAACCTTTTTCCAAAAAGTTTAGTTGCTACTATTTCATCATGTTCTGATTTACGAGTTGCAAAAGCATGTTTTACTTTAAGTTTATGTTTTTTCAAAACGTAACTTACTTGGGTCCAACTTGTGCCTTTGCAATACTTTCTTTTGAATTTCTTTTTAATCAACATAGCACAATCTTCACTTGTTGCCCCTGTGAGTATTGATAAGATTGACGGTCCACACCACTTGTTAGGATAGAGTTTCTTATCGTGTGTTAATTTATGTAATTTCATTTTTATTATTAGTTAATTCACCTACTCCATGTAAGTGAATCACTATTATAACATATCGGGTTTTTAAAAATCTCGAATTTGGACGATATTAAGACAAAAACGAATCTGGTTCTTAGGAAATAAAAATATAAAAAAAAGGCTTGTCGCTGTTTTTCGGTTTTTGAAAAACATAAAAGTATCTTCATGTTTATTCATATTTATTCATGCATAAAGGTGTCTGTTCTAAACTACACTATAGACAATAAACGACAAACTCCGTCACAACTGTGCGGGTTTTTCTTTGTTTCCTTTTTTTAAAAACAATGTTGCCGACTTGCAGGCTTTTAATCGCATGGAAAATGAAAATATTGAAGAGGTTAACGGACCCACTTCTGAAAATGTTGAAAACCGTGAATTCAAGAACGACGATTTAGGTCAAGCCTTGGATGAGAGTGGATTGGCATCGTTACTCGAAAGACAGATGGACGATAGTCAACCGGTACCACCGGAACCGGAGCGAACCACCGAAAGTGAAGCTAAACCGGATGAAGAAGAAGATTCGGTAGAGGACTCTGCGAGTGCAGATGAACCCGAAGCCGAAAAAAGTTCTTTGACAGATGACGATGAAAGCGAAGAACCGGCTTGGTTCCAAAAGCGTATCGACAAGTTGACCCGCCAAAGGCGAGATGCTGAAGATGAGGTCAAGGATTTAAGAGGTGAATTAAAAGATTTACGTGATCAGGTTTCTGAAAACGCAACTACTCCAGTTTCACGGAGTGGGTCTGATAATAACCCTTTTGAACACTTGACTAATCAGGAGCAAATCAATGCTGAAAAGCAAAAGGCGAAAGACTTACGTCGATGGTGCCGAAAGAATCGTGACGGTGCAGTAGTTAACGGAAAAAATGGTGAAGTAGAGTATGACTCAGATCAAATTGAGGACATACTGGATAATGCAGAGGAAGCTTTGGATACTTATTTGCCTGAACGTGAAAAGTTCTTAGAGGCTTCGGCTTATTGGGAACCTGAAGCGGAAAAGGCATACCCTTGGATTAATGATAGGGGGAGCAACGAACAAAAGTTGTTTAATCAGGCTTTGAAGGCGTTTCCGCAAATCAAAGCGTTACCAGACTATAAAATCCTTTTAGGGGATATGCTTGTAGGCAGAGCGTTTAGGATTTCAAAAGAAACCGAATCGAAAACTGATCCGATTGTAAAACCAAAGGCAAAACCAAAAGCACCAAAGCAACCTTCAGCACCTAGTGCTGACAGGACACCAACTCCACCAACTTCCGCAAAGGTTACTGCAAATAAAAATCGCTTTCTCAAATCTGGAGAAGAATCCGATTTAGCAGAAGTAATGATGGACTATATATAGTTCATCCAAAAAAAAGGAAAATTAAAATATTATGGCAGGCGTAGTAGAATCTGGCTTTTCAGCCAACAGTCCCGGTGCGGGTCCCGCAGTTCACCAAGACCTCAGCGATTTGCTGGCAGTTGTGGACGCAAAAAGTACACCAGTAACATCCATGATCCCAAAAGGTCGTGCGGCTGGTGCAACAACATTTCATTGGCAAGCTGATGCACATGAAGCAGCTAAAAACATAGGTGTTGTTGATGGATCAGATGTTGCAACAGCATTTGGAGCATCTAACGATAATAATGCTTTAACTGACACTTCAGCTTCACGGAAAGTCTTAAAAAACAATGTTCAAATTTTCCGCAGAGCAGGTCGTGTTTCTTTGCTTGCTGAAAACGTGGCAAATGCTGCCGGTGTTCGTAGCGAGTTGGCACACATGGTGAGTCGTTTAATTCTTACACAAAAACGTGACATTGAAACATCCTTATCATCCAAGTGTGATGCACAAGATGGTTCAGGATCGGTAGGGTTCCTTACTAAAGGTCTTCAAAGTTGGTTATCACCAACCGGACAAACTCGTGTTGTAACAAACAGTTCTGGAGCATCTACGGGGTCAAATGCCAATTGTCCATGTGTTGTCCCTGATGCTTTTCAAGCAACTCCCGCTGCTACTGTTAGTACAACAAAAGCCTTATTTAAGGCCGATGATGTACAAGATGCACTAGAAGCAATATATTCCGAAACAGGAGTTGTTCGTGATTACGATTTGATTTGCGATCCGCAAGTTAAACGTGGTTTCACAGGTTTTGCTGAAGTTGCTGTCACAGATGCTGACAAGCATTCAACCCAAATCCGCACCTTAAACAAGGAGCAAGCAGACCGTTCGTTTGTATCGACTATCGATATTTTCACTGGTGATTTTGGTACGTTGCGTTTGCACGTTTCCAACTTCTTGGAAAAGAGCGATAAGGTAGACACTACTGGATCAGAAGGTAATAGCGATATTTCAACTGATCAAGACAACTCACATGGTTATGGAATGATCCTTCCAATGGATATGTTGGAATTAAAATACAACATGACAACCAACGTCAAACCTATGACAAATAATGGGGGAGGCGAAGGTCGAATTATTACCACAATTGCTGGATTAGCTCATAAGAACCCTCTTTCTTCTGGGTCTATTTCATTCACTGCATAATAGTAATGTTTGAAAAGGACGTTGCAGTATCTTTGTTTGATAACAATCCCGATTTAGCATCGGAGGTTGTTAAGGAGTTGCGTACTGGTTGGAAAATGCAGGCAGTAAATGCGGAAATTAACACCCGTAAAAACCTCCAAGAAGCAAAGATAAAGCATGAGTCCAAACATCTTGACGGGGTGGGAGTCCACAGATTGCGTGTGGACCCCACCTCTTATCATTATTGGGGCAAACGCTTGGGGTACCAGTGTTGGTCTGACGAACAATTCATCAAAGAGTATGGGAGGGACAATCCTTCCGCAGCCGTTATATCTAAACCTGAAAAACCAAAGTTTGGATACGGTAAAAAATACTCAAAA